GGTCACCGGCACGGCCCCACCGAATGCGGCGTTCGTCTTCATTCGCCTGATCGCCAATGCCGGATCGCACGGCGGAAGTGTCGCCTTCGATGCGGTCTCGTGGAACTACGTGTCGCAGGTCGCGCAGGCCGGACTCGTCTACGAAGCCACCCAAGCGGCCCCGGGCAAGAGCGGCGCCACCGAGCCGGCCTGGCCGAATGTGCTTGGCGTCACGGTCACCGATAACCAGGTCATCTGGGAAGGCATCATCGGCTCCCTGATCACCTGGGAAGCCGAGCCGCTGCTGCTGTCCGGCGCCACCGAGCCGACCTTCCCGACCTCACCGGGTGCCGCGGTACTGGATGGAACCGCGCCGAGCCAGATCGACTGGATTGCCCAGACCGGGCAGATTCTTGACGTGAACTGTCCGCAATCGAAGATTGTTCAGATCGCCGCCGGCAAGGTGTATGCCGGTGACAACGACACCATCCGCTACAGCGCGACGGTGAACCCGACCGACTGGACCAGCCCGAACAACGCCGGATACCTTCCCTTTGGCCTGCAAAGCTATGGCGCCAACCCAGTCGCGGCGATGAACCTCTACCGCTCCAATCTGGTCGCCTTCAATGCCGAGGGATCGCAGATGTGGCAGCTCGATCCCGATCCGGCCAACATCACCCTGCTCGACGGCCTGCCGATCGCTTCGACCCACAACCTGGCCATGTCGCCAGTCGCCAACGACCTGCTGTTCCTGTCCTCGCGCGGCGTGCGCAGCGTGGGCATTGCCGATGCCTCGACCAACCTGGAAGCGGGCGATGTGGGCATGCCGATCGATCCCCTGGTGCAGCAGGCGCTGGCGGCAGCGAAAGCGAACGGGACGGAGCCGGTGGGCACCTTCGTTCCGGCGCTGGGGCAATACTGGTTGAGCTTCCAGAACGCCGACAACGCGACATCAACGGTGTTCGTCTACACCATCCCTTCGGTCAGCGGCCAAGGCTTTTGGAGCCGGTACGTGTACCCGTTCACGATCCAGCAGTTCACCATCTTGAACGACACGCTGTACATCCGCGCCAACAACGACATTCTCAAGGTCGATCCAACCACGCCGAACGACTTCAACGATGACACCGCGATGCCCAGCCGCTCGGCACCGTTTCCGGGTGTGGTGCAGACGCCATGGCTGGACATGGGCAATCCGGGCGTCAACAAGATGGTCACCGGGTTCGACTTCGTGGGGAACGGGGCGACACCCAACATCAGCGTGGGCTACGACCAGGCCAACTTTGGCCTGTACACCCCGCCATTTCCGATTCCACCGGACACCGTTCCGGGCATGATTGTCGCCATGCCGATCTGTGCCCCCAGCATGAGCTTCAAGGTCAACTACGCCTCTTCGCCATGGCAGATTCAGGCGGTGAACCTGTACGTCCAAGATGAGCGGGAGGGCGCATGATCACGCCGCGCCATCCTCCCAGCAACGTCGTGCTGACCAAGAACTGGCACCTCACCTACCTGTGCGAGCAGATGCGACCCGATGAGCGCGACCAGTTCGTCGCGTTCTCCTTTGCCGAGGGCTACGACCCGGAGATGGCGGCCAAACAGCTGATCGGTCTGTCGGGGGTGAAATTCACCGGGCTGGGCAAGGATGGCATGCCGATCTATGCCGGCGGCTTCTTCGAGCTTCGCCCGGGCGTGTGGGAGTCGTGGATGGTGGGAAGCATGGAAGGCTGGGCGACGCACTGGCGGCACATGACCAAGACCGCCCGCTGGCTGATGCAGTCGCTGCTGGACACCGGCGCCCGGCGGTTGCAGACCTCGGTGCTGGCCAGCCGGGTCAAGACGTGCGAATGGTACGTGCGATCCTTGGGCATGGTGCATGAAGGCACCCAGCGGCAATTCGGCCGTAACGGTGAAGATGTGGCGTGCTTTAGCCGCGTGAAGGGGGATTGACCGATGGGATCGTCGACAAGCGCAGCGAAAGCCGCCGAAGCCAACACGCAGCAGCAGCAGGCCAGCGAGGCCGCCGCGACCACGCAGATCAACAATCTGTTTGCCTCGCCGCAGCGCACCGCCGAATACAACCAGCTGGGCACGGCGACCACGCAGTACTACATGAACCAGCTGAACCAGCAGCAGCAGGTCAACAATCGCAACCTGACCTTCGCGCTGGCGCGCGGCGGACAGACCGGCGGAAGCGTGGCGACCGATGAGGCGACCCAGGCCGGCAAGGACTACACGACCGGCGTGCTGGACGCTTCCCAGCGCGGACAGGCCGCCTCTGCCTCGCTGCAGGCGGCTGACCAGAACACTCAGTCGAACCTGCTGGCAATGGCGCAGGGTGGCCTCAATGGCACGGCCGGCGCGCAGGACGCCACCAGCGCGCTGCAGTCGAACCTGAAGAACGCGCAAGCCAATGCCACGGCCAACACCATCGGCAACGCGTTCGGTGACTTCGGCCAGATCTACACCAACAGCACGAACGCCGCAGCGGCCCGACAAGGCCAGCTGTACGGCTATGGCACGGCTTACGCGCCTGTGGCCGGCAGCTTCGGATCCGGCGGCAGCGCGGCAGCGAGTAGCACGATATGAGCAACGTCACACCACTTCGCGCCCTGCCGATGGATCGGATCATGGAGATCCAGAAGGAACTGCAGACACTCCCGCAAGCGGATTTTCCGGTGGCGCACTTCTTCGCGCCAGGGGTGTACGTGCGCGCCATGCTGATCCGCGAGGGGCATTGCCTGACTGGCGCCGTGCACACCACCGACCATCTGGCAATCTGTGCGGGCGACCTGTCCATCTTGGCGTCCGAGAATGAGGAAACCCAGCGCTACACCGGATTCCACATCCTGTTCTCCAAGAAGGGCGTCAAGAAGGCCGGCCTGGCGCACTCTGACACCTTCTTCGCGACCATCCACCCGACCGAGGAGACCGACATCGCCAAGCTTGAGGCGATGCTCACCACGGCCGACCCGTTGCCCGCGATCGATCAGGAGACGCCGCCATGAGCTTTTGGGTCGCAGGCGCCGCGCTGGTGTCCGCTGGTCTGGCGATGTACAACCAGCACCAGACCGCCAATGCACAAAACGACGATCTGGCTGCCGGGCAGATTCAGCAGGCACAGCTGAACAAGCAGTCGAACACGGCCACGCAGAAAGTCATCAGCCAGTTCCAGAATTCGACCGCACAGCCTTATCAGGCCGCGGCGCTGGGCAAGTTCAATGCGGCGCTGGCTGCGAACGAATCGAATGCGAATGCGCCACTGAACCAAGTGGGCAACACGTCAGCAGCGTACAAGCAGGCCGCACAAGCCGCTGCCACGGGCATCAGCACCTACGGCCAGGGCAACGCGAACCTCATGTCGCAGATCGACGCCCCGCAGATGCAGCGCCAAGCCGAGACCGGCGACACGCTGGCCTATGGCTCGCAGATTGGCCAGATCCAGCAGAACTCCAAGGCCGACGCCTACCTCGCGCAGCTCAAGGCGCAATCGGAGCAGCCCAACCCGTGGATCGGCGGCCTGTCTGATGTACTGGGCGCCTACGCGAAAGCGTCGGCCGCGAACGGCGGCACCGCCAATGCCATCACCGCCGGGGATGGTCAGGGCATCGGATCGAGTGTCGGCAGCACGCCTACGTCGGTCGGTGGCGGCTACACCATGAATATGCCCAATTTCACTTAAGGGGTCACCGCAATGGCGATGAACGGATGGCAGACACTCGGCGCGGCGTTGGGCAATAACCCCAACCAGTCGTTCAATACCGGCGTGACGCAGGGTATTCAGCAGGGCAACCTGTTGGAGCAGGCGCGCGCCACGCGAAACAAGCAGCTCGCGCTGGCGGCAATGACCCCGGATGTCATGCAGCGGGCCCAGTCTGGTGACCCCGCTGCGCAGGGCATTGTCGCTGCGGCGATGGCGCAAAGCGGCACCAACTACCAGGAGCAGGCCGGCGGCGCCAAGACGGAACAAAACATCGGATGGGGCAACAACGCGATGGCGCTCGCAACAGGCGCCGATCCCGACCAAAACAAGATCAACAACATCCTGGCGGTGATGCACGGCGAGCCACAGAAGCTCACCGAGGTCAGCGGCGGTGTCGCCTTGAACCCCAGCATGACGCCCGATAGCCAGAACATCGCACCGACGGCGGTAGGCAGCGCGGACATCGCCAAAGCCATGGCCGACGCCAACGAGGCGAACGCGGGAGCCGGAAAGAATGCGGCTGAAGCGAAGCGTGCTATGGCCGGCATCGGCACCGACAAAGCCGCGAATTGGGAGGTCACCAGCGATGGCAGCGGCAATCAGATCCGCGTGAACAAGCTGACCGGCGAAGTAGCTCCACTGAGCCTCAATGGACAGCCGGTCACCCATCTTTCCGGTGCCGGCAACACGCGCGCCCCGACCGCGAACGACTTGGCCATGATTGGAGCGACCGATCCGGTCACCGGCAAGCCTGATCCGTTGAAGGCGCAGGCCTTCATGGCATGGCAGGCCCAGCAGAAGGCGATCGACCCGAAGATGTCCAACACCGACTATGCGCTGCAGAAGTTCTCCGCGCTGCACCGCTCGGCCATTGGCACGCCGGGTGCGCCGCCGCCGCAGAACGCCAACCCCATCACCGGCATTCAAGTGCCAGCATCGAATCCGATCGCTGGTGCCATGGGTGGCGCGCCGGCACCCGCTGCACCGACCGGCATTGCCGCTGCCATGGGTGGAGCGCCGACCGCATTACCGCCGGGTGTGTCACCGCAAGGTGATTACACGCCACCGGCGGCTGGTCCTGCTGTCCTCCCTGCCGGCCTGCCACCGCCGATCAAAGCGCCGGGTAGCCCGTATCCCGAAGGCACGCCGCTCAAGAAAGGCAATCAGAAGTACATCGTCAAGAACGGCATTCCGGTACCGGTGAGCTGATGGCAACGGATTGGAGCCAGTTCACGCCTGACACGCCGGTGCCAGATGCTGCGCCAGCGGCGGCGGTTGATTGGTCGCAGTTCACGCCCGATGCACCGCCATCACTCGGTGACAAGATCAAGGCGGCGCTGGGCGCTACCGGTACCGTGCCCTATGGCACGGGTGCCGGATACCTGATCGACAACCCTCTCACGCGCGGCTTGGCGAAGTCGGTCAATACCGCCGCCACCGGACTCAACGAAGGCGTCCGACGGGTGTTCCTTGCCCCGGCTGACGCGACGATCAATGCACTGGGCGGTCACGGCACGTTGAGCCAGGATTTCACCCAAAACGCGATTGCACCGGCCGTGGCCACCAACCCACAACTGGCAGCGCCAGCCAGCGCAGGGATCGGGTCCGATGTGATCCAGATGGTCGGCAACTTGGGCGGGTCGATTGCCACCGCGATGGCGGCGGGCGGCGCGGGTGAAGTGGCTCCGGTGGTGGAAGCGGCACCTACCGCCGGCGGCATGATCGCCAACGCCATGACCAGCCCTGCGCTGCGCACGGCGGCCGTCTTGGGGACGACGGGTTCTGGCGCACAGGCCGCAGCGATGGATGCCAACGGTCAGCCGGTCAGCAACGCCCAACTCGCAAGCATGGCGCTGGCAGACACCGACGCGAACCTTCTCCCTATGGGCCATGGCCTCCCCTACCTTGCCCGTCCACTGGTCGGCGCGGCATCCGGTGTGGGTGGACGCGCGCTCAGTGACCTGACGACGGGCCAGCGCTCCACGCCAGCCGATTACGTGACCAGTGCGGCTACCGCAGCGGCACTCGGGCTGCTTCCTGGTGGTGGCGAGGCCAAGCCGACGCCATTACCCGAAGCGGAGCCGGCGCCCGTCACCCCGCCACAAGCGCAAGCGCAGCAAGCGGCCAAGGATGCCAGCGCGAATGTGGGTGGGGGATCGACCGCAGCCAGCTTGGTCGCCAAGAATGCCGCCGAGGCCGGTCTTGCACCGGCTGATGTCGCGGCGCATACAGCGGCGGCTGATGCCATGGTCAAGGCCGATCCTGACGCTGAGGTTCCGCTGCACCCCGCTACCCCGATCGATGCCACCACCAGCGTCCCTCTTGGCGGTGGCGGCTCCAAGGACAACAGCGTCAATTTCATCGACAAGCGCATCCCGCAGTTCATCGACGTGCCCAAGCCGGACGGCACAGTGGTCAAGGTGGACGCGCATGACGTGATCGCCAATGCCCACGAGGCGCCGGAGAAAACCCAGCTCGATCAGGGCAAGGACTACGCCGACGCGCACAACGTCAACGCGAACACCTACGAGGAGACCTACCTCAAGGAAAAGTACGGGGTTACTCACGACGCCTTCAATGAGGCGCTTCAGCCCTATCTGGACAAGGCCGAGACCGAGGGTGCTGGCGCATCCGACATCTCGCCGAACCTCGACACCAAGCCCTATGTGGACGACGGTGTGGAGCATCTGCTAGACCCGAACGCCAGCAAGGTCACCGACGACAAGGGCAAGCCGCTGACCGTCTACCATGGCACCGCCAACGACTTCGACCAGTTCGAGGACCGTTCGGGCGAGTCCACCGCGCACGCGACCTCGCCGCTGGGCCACTTCTTCACGCCAGACCGTGCCAGCGCCGAGGGGTATGCGCGCAATGCCAGCGAGGGACGACCGGCCGATGAGCGCGTGATGCAGGCGCAACTCGACATCAAGAAGCCCTACGAGATGCCGTTGGACGAGGCACAGGCGATCGAGACACCCGACCAAGCGCGACAGGTGCGCGCCCATCTGGAAGCGCAGGGCTACGACGGCATCCATTTGCCCGACCAGAACGCCTGGGTAGCCTTCCACCCGCACCAGATCAGCCTGACCGGCGACAACGATCCGTTTCACGTGGAACTTCAGCAAAGCCGCCAAGCGACAGCCGCCATGGCACCGGAAGATCGATCGACCGCCATGGACTCGCTGGGTCTGGACGTGGCGCCGGAACATCAGGCCGACGTGATGTCCATTGCCGACCTGGTGGACAAGGCCGTGGATGCTGGCGCCGACCCGAAAGACATCATTGCTGCCATGACCGGGACAGCGTCCGAAAAGGCGCGTAAGCTCTGGGCTCTGGGGAAACCGGACACCGACCATGCGAACACCGAAAGCGCCGAGCTTCAATCACATAGTGCACGCAGCGCTGAACCGCCGGTTGCGGGGACTGCCGGCGATCATGGAAATGGGTCCGCACAAGCACGGGTATCAGGCGCCGATTCCGACGCCGTCGATTCAACCCCTGCCGACCAGCGATCAGCCGAACCTGAGCCCACCGCCGATCGCGTAGCCCGTTCCGAGCCCACGCCGGAAACCACCGGCATCAAGCACGCCACCGTTGCGGAAGAGCGTGCGCTGAAGGGAAAGGATGAGGTGGACTACGAGGGAAAGCGCACCTTCGGCGAGGCGTGGGATACGGCATCCAAGAAGCTGGAAGACGATCCGGGCGCTGGCCAAGACCTCGCACGCACGATCAACGAGAAGCCTCGTCCCCTGAGTGCCGAGGAATCGGCCACGCTGATCCAGGACCGCATGCGCCTGAAGAACAGCTTTCGTGACGCCAATGCTGACATCGCTCAGGCGGTCGATGACAAGGATGTGAATGCCGAGGCCGTCGCCCGCGCCAAGCTGCGCACGGTAGAGGACGCACTGGAAGCCAACGATCAGGCCAGCAAGGCCTCGGGCTACGAACAGGGCTTCGGTCTGGCTGCACGCCGCATGATGAGCCGTGAGGACTATTCCATGGCCGACCTGCTCACCCAGGCCAAGGCCGCCGCTGGACGTGACCTGACGCCGGCCGAGCGTGGGCAGATTGAGCGCCTATCGAAGATGATCGAGGAAAAGGATGCGCAGATCGCCGAGTTGCAGAAGACGAAGGCTCAGCGCAAGTCGGGCGTGACAGGTGGCGCTCGAAAGACCGCTGACCAGCATTTCAAGGATCTGAGCGCGCAACTCAAACTGATCGCCCAGAAGGATCAACTCGAGCCGGGGTGCGTTGTATGAGTGGCTGCGAGGCGACGCCGGAAGTCAAAAAGATCATTCGCGCGATGGCTAAAAACCGCGTGGATGCCGGAGTGAAAGATGCGGCCGATCTGATTGATTCAATCCATGAGGAAATCCATGCTCACACGCCGCTATGGAAATCCGAGATCGCCGACATCATTGCTGGCATCGGAGAGGTGCGTAAGCAGACAAAAAGTGAGATGCAGACGCGATTGGAGGCCATCAAAGCCGAACTTCGCACCAAGCAAGTCAGCTCGGAAAAGGCCATCCCACCGACGCCGGAACAGGCCAAGGTCACCGCTCGACAGAACGCGCTGAAGAAGGAAATCGACGATCTCAACCAACGTATTGCTGCGCGGGATACGTCGAAGCCCGATAAATTCTCTGTGGAGTCGCCGGAAATCACGGCGCTGAAGCAACAGCGCGATGCGCTCAAGGGAAAGCTTGAGTTGATGGAACCTTCGCCGCCAGCCACGCGCCCCGTGGATCCAAACGAGGCGAAGAACAAGGCTGCACAGACGGCCATGAAGAATCAGATCGACGCTCTGACCAAGCGCATTGACGCGCGAGATATGAGCAAGCCGGATAAGCCTTCTCCCAAGTGGACCGAAGAGACGCAGGCCATACGTGCTCAGCGTGACAAGCTAGCGCAGCGGTATGCGGATATGGGTAAGAGTGATCGGCAAGAAAACACGGCACGCTCGAGGCTGCAAAAGCAGATTGACGAGGTGAATGCACGCATTGCCGCAGGTGATACCGGTCCACGAGCCAAGAAGGCCACCGTGGATACGGCCGAAGTCACCGCGCTGCGTCAGCGCCTGGCCAAGGCAAAAGACGATCTGGACGCGATCACACCGAAGGAAGCGAAGCCCGAGCCACCGCCGAAGAAGTCTCCCGAAGAGGTGCGCAATGCCACGCGCCGCGCCGACCTGACCAAGCAGATGGCCGACCTGCAGCACAAGCTCGACACGGGCGACTTCAGCAAGCCGGTGAAGGCCAAGCCGCAGTACGACGAGGGAACGCTGGAACTGCAGTCACAGCGCGATGCACTGCGCGCCAAAGCCGACAAGGCCATCCGCACGCTTGAGCGCAACAACCAGTCGTTGCCGGCCCGCTTGGCCGATCGCCTGCTGGCTTTCCGCCGCGCCATCATCCTGTCGTCGTTCCATACGCTCGGCAAGCTGACCAGTGCCGCCACCTTGCGCACTCTCTCTACGCCGCTGGAAGAGGGTGTCGGCAGCGTTCTACGCCAGATTCCCGGCATTCGCAGCATTGCGGACATGGCGCCACGCGAGGGAGCGGGTCTTAGCCTTCGTGCGGAGGCGCAGGCGGCCCGCAAGACCTTCTCGGCTGCCACGCTCAAGGAAATGTACAAGACGGCCGTCCACGGGGCTGGGACGAACGACGTGCTTTACGGCAAGGACAAGGATCACCACTACAAGCTGATGGATCTGGTGGGACAAGTGCATGGCGCGCTGAAGACCCCAGCCAAGCGCAACGAGTTCTATCGCTCGGTTGAGCTTCGCGGGGCGGCCTTACGCAAGCAACTGACGGCCGAGGGGAAGAGTCCGGCCGAGGTCGATAAGCAGATGCAGTCGCCGGCCACGCAGGCCATGCTCGGCGCCAAGGCCTACGAGGACAGCCAGCGCGCCATCTTCATGAACGACAACGCTGCCGTCACCGCCTACCGCATGATGATCGGCCATCTGAACCGTTCCGGCGGCGCAGGCAAGGCGGCGGGGAAAACGCTGGAGTACATCCTGCCGATCGTGAAGATTCCGACCAACTTCGTGGCGGAAGCGGGAAGTTATGCCGGCGGCGGTGCGAAGGCTCTCGGCCAGCTCATCGCCTCCAAGGGGCTCAAGAACCTGACGCCTGATCAGGCCGACTACATCATGCGCAACCTCAAGAAGCAGACCATTGGCGCGGCGCTGCTGGCCATGGGCTACTACGGCGCGAACCAGGTCGGCGGCTACTACCAGCCCGGCGACAAGCAGCAGAAGGATGCTCCGGAGCCCGGCGGCATGAAGCTGTTCGGGGTCAACATCCCGAAATACCTCGTGCACAACCCGGCCCTAGAGATGCTGCAGATGGGCGCGACGGTACGGCACATCGTGGAGAGCAAGAAGAAGGGCGAAGGCACCGCCGGTGCTGGCATGTTCGCCGCAGCGAAGGGTCTGGTAGGCGAAGTGCCCTTCTTCGATGCGCCTGGACGGATTGCTGAAGGCCTCAAGGATTACAGCAGCGCCAGCAAGTTCGCCGGGGAACAAGTGCGCGATGCCGTCTTGCCACCAGATCTGCAGCACTACGCCAAAGCATCGGACCCAGAGAAGGTGTTCAAGCGCAAGCCTGAAGGCTTCGTAGATGCGATCAAGACCGGCGTTCCCGGCCTGCGCGAACAGGTTCCACTCAGTTCCTACAAAACGCTGTCGCTCGACCAGCGGATGGATGCCGTCAAAGAGATGACCAACCCGGTGGCGCGCGAGACGATGATGAAGCACGTGATGGACTCGGTGCGGCGCAATGAGAATAAACTCACGCCCGCCCAGCATGACCGTCTTGAATCCCTTCTGAGTGCCGGTTCATGACGAACATGCGCGTTCCCATCGTCGGCAGCGCCGGCAAGCGTGCGCTGGTCAACAACAGCGGCATCAGCACGGCCAACGCGTCGGCGGCTGCGGCACAGGCGGCGGCGGAAGCGGCGCAGAAGGCGGCTGAAGCGGCAGCGGCCAACAATGGCCTGGCGAACGCCACGACCGACCAGCTTAACGAAGGGCAGTTCAACCTGTACTTCACCAACCGTCGAGCCCAGGATGCGGTGGCTAGTATTCTGCAGAACACCGGCAGCATTACATGGACGTACACGGGAGGCGCCAGCATCAAGGCGCAAGCGGATCTCTTCTACCTGATGGCCTGCCAATGAGCATTTTTCTCGCCAGTACCGACGTGCTCCAAGTGGTCTTGGATGCCGCGCCGACCAATCAGCTTCCCATCAACACCTCGTGGGTGGATCAGGGTGGACTGGGCGGCAACCAACCCTCGCTGACCAATGGCGTCACCCCCGTTACGGTGGTGCCTTCACCGGCCGCCACTGTTGAGCGCTTGGTCAGCAAAGTCAGCATCCCGAATGCCGACACTTCCACCCGCATCGTGACGGTCAATGTGGTGCGCAGCGGGGCACCCTCGCGCGAATGCAAGATCACCTTGCTTCCTGGCTACGCGCTGTACTACGACGGCCGATGGATGGTGCTGGACTCATCGGGAAATTTTCTTAGCCTCGTCACGGTCACTGGCGGCACGCTGACGGCAAACCAGGGGGCAGCCGCCGCCATTACCGCACCGTGGCCGGTGGAGCTTTCCAACGGCACGAATGCTGTTGGAACGGCCAGTGCCCCACTCCGCACTGATCCGACAGGAACTACCACACAGCCGGTAAGCATCGCAGGAACGCTGCCGTTCAATCTGACACAAGTCGATAGCGTCGCGCTTGGCGCTCCCGTCGCTTACGGATCAACGCCGACTGGAAATGCCATCTCGGTCAACGCATTCGTGACCAACGGTGGCGCGGGTGGGTCTAGCAACATCACGGAATGGAACAGCGTCGCTCTGGGCTCTCCGTCCAATTACGGAACGAGTCCTGGCGCGGTCGAAGTTATCGGCACCAATGCGTTCGTGACTAACACGGTGACGGTTGACGACACGACGGCCAATCTAGCTCAAGCTTCCACCACTTCGGGTCAGACAGGCGTTATGGCGCAGGGCGCGGCGACTACAGCCGCGCCTACCTACACGACGGCCAAGACCTATCCGCTCAGCCTTAACCTCGCGGGCGGCCTGCGTGTGGACGGCTCTGGGGTGACGCAGCCGGTCAGTTTGTCGACTCTACCCCCCCTCGTTGCCGGCTCCGCCGCGATTGGCACCGTTGGCGTTACTTCACTCCCTTCCATCCCCGCCGGTTCGAATGTAGTGGGCGGCGTGACGCAATCGGGAGCTTGGACGGTAACTACGACTCCACCATCGAACGCTTCAACTAACCTGTCACAGCTCGACGGTGTAGCGCTGGGAGCTCCATCGAACTACGGCACCTCCCCAGGCGCCGTGGCCGTTCAAGGTGTCAATGCGTTCATCACGAATACCGTGCCGGTCACGGGAACGTTTTTTCAGGCGACCCAGCCGGTATCGGGGACCGTAACAGCGAATCAGGGGACATCGCCGTGGGTCGTTTCATTGGCCTCCACGGCTATTACTGGAACAGTAGCTGTCACGCAATCCACAAGCCCGTGGACGATTCAAGGCGATAGCGCATCAGGTGCAGCTAATGCGGGCAATCCGGTAAAAGTAGGCTGCGTTTTCAATACCACGCAGCCGACCGTTACGACCGGGCAAACCGTAGATGGGCAAGCTACGTCTCGCGGCGCACAGATCGTCGCCACGGGTGTCGATACGTTCAACGTCACGGTGAATTCTGCCCTTCCGGCAGGCGCCAACGCGATAGGCTCGGTTTCCGTATCAAACTTCCCCTCTTCTCAGGCGGTCACGGGTACATTTTTCCAGGCTACGCAGCCTGTCTCTGGCACTGTGGCAGCGACGCAGTCGGGAGCGTGGACAGTCCAGCCAGGCAACACGGCTAATACAACGGCCTGGTTAGTTACAGGAACGGGAGGAACCTTCCCATCAACCCAGTCAGGTACGTGGAACGTTGGACTGTCTGCTGGATCAAATACTATAGGTACTGTAAATCAGGGGACCGCTAATGCCACTCCATGGAATGAAAATATCGCGCAGTGGGGCGGTACTGCCACGTCGTTAGGTCAG